TTCATACCTTGACTGGGTTTGTAGATACTGATAAAAATCCTAATCCTCTTCTACTTCCTTTTTTTGTAAAAGAAAATTTTGAAGGAGAAATACCTTTGGGAACACCTATTGCACAAGTGTTTCCTATCAAAAGAGATTCTTGGGAAAGTAATATATCACAAAACATTTTGGACCCTTACGGACCCATGAGAGTAAAGCAAACTTTTCAAAGAGCGTATAAAAAATTGTACTGGTCTAAAAAATCTTACAAATAGTTACAAACTTTTAGAAAACTCTATCCAAGATTTTTTAAAAACATCCAAAGAAAAACGAGAGTTTATGTGTTGTGCAGCATCTTTAGGGTCATACAGGTTTGACTGTACTCTTTTAATTGCATCATTCATAGTTTTTGCAAAAACCTCAACATGATTATTGTTTTCAATTTTATAAACCATACCCTGCTGTTGCCCAACCTCAACCAAAGCATCTTGGTCACTGTGAACTGGGATGCAGTTTGCACTAATGGCTTCTCCTAATGAAATGCAAAAAGTTTCATCAAAAGAACAGGGATAAGAAAAAATATGAGATTCTGAAAGAACTTTTCTTACAGTTGTATGAGGAGTAAGGCCATAGAACACTACTCTTGAATCAAACTCAATACCTGGAGCAGAAATATCTGGGTAAAAATTGCTAAAAACATTGACTTCAATATTGCCTTCAATCAAGGGCATTGCATTTAAAAGAACTTCTAATCCCCTATCTGCACTTGAAGTATATATGGCTTTTACTTTATTTACATTTTTAAATCTTAATACGTCATTTTCTACTGGTTCTATTACATTTGAAATAACAACTACTTTATTTCTGTCTATTCCTAAATCTTTAACTACAGAGTTTTTTAAATGGTTAGAGACTACAACTACTGCTTTTAATTTTTTTAAAAATAAAGGATGACTAAATTCATACAATAAATTGTAATTAAACTGATTAAATGGATTGTGTAACCATAAAATTGTATCTTTGTCATCTTTTAAAAGAGATTCAACAGAAGGCATGTAACCAGGCGCTATCATGCAGTTAAACTTGTTTAATGTTGGAACTAATGACTCTACATGAGTTTTAAACAGTCTTGCCATGTGTTCAGTTCCGCCATAGACTTCAGAGTTAACTTGAAACATTACTTTTCTCCAAACTGAGCCCACCAATGCTCATAGTATTCTTTGTCTAAATAAACTTTTTTAATATGTCGTGCAATAGCGCCTGTGTGAGCAAAAACTGGAATTTCTTGTTCTCTTAGTTTCTCAAAAAAAGAAATGTCCTCACTTTTTATAGGCTTAATCAAACTAACATCGAAAAGATTGCCTTTTTTGTAAACTTTATACAAAGCATCTATTACAGACCTATGAATTAAAAGTAATCCCATACCAGCAGCATCTACTTGAACTAACGCATTATCAGGTAAAGGATGTACTGACTTATAGTCTTCTTCTTTTTTGTCATATAAAAAAATACATGGAAAAGGCATCCTTAAAACCCCATCAGTAGCCTTATAAGTCATGTACACACCAGTAATGACTGGAAATTTATCTTTATCTGCCACATCCCACAAATTATCAAAAATGTCTGGAGTTATGATTATGTCGCTGTCTAGCCAAAGCAACCAATCAGCAGTCTCATCTTCATACCATGAGTCCAATAAGTCTTGTCTTTGCCTAAAGATTTCGTTGCCCATCCTGTGTGTTACTGAGTACAAAGGGATATTACGCTGTTGAAGGCGCAGCATCACTGCTATTACGCTGCTCATAAACGGACTTTCAACTGTGGAAGGGTCACACCAAGCGATGGTTATTGTTTCTTCAGGAGAGTGCATGAGAAAAACATACCACATTGACACCGCTTTGAGGTAAGTCCCACCCTACAATTGTCACTATGCGTGGAACTAAAGTTCAGGGTCGATTTAAAATAGACTTCGAAACCAAGTCTATGGATGAGGGCATGATTGATGAACTACGCGACCCTGTAGGAACCATAGTCAACTGGTGGCTCTGGAACCCAACAGAGTTTGATGAGAACTATGAAGACTTTACAGACCCTATATACGATGTAAGTAATCAGACCGATGGTCTTGGTCGTCGCTGGGATGAGCCTTTTGATTTGCCCGTTATTTTGGCGCAACAAATTCGTGGCAATAACGTAATGAATGAACGCGGTTTTTATACAGTAGATACTTTGCGCCTAGTAGTTGCAGTCGATGATATAAACAGACTTCTTCCAGCAATGATTAGCGACCCAACGGCCCATATTAAGGACCGACTAATTTTCCAGAACACCGTGTTTACCCCTACCCGTGTAAACCCACGAGGAAGGTACAAAGAACGCTATTCTGTTGTTACAATTGACTGTAACCAGGTCAATGCTGAAGAGTTGGTCAATGACCCACAATTCCAGCAGTACGCAGAATAGGAGCAACATGACTTTTGAACCAGAAATCGACGTAGACCTCTTTGACGAAGATTTGGTAGAAGAAATTGACCATGAATTTGATATGGCCGAAGACTATGATGACCATGCTTGGGACGAAGAAGAACTAGTAGAAGAGGAAGAGTAATGGCAAATAAAAAAGCAACAGCAAAACAAAAGGGCAAGGTTGAAACCGTCATGCGGGAGTACAAGTCTGGCAAATTAAAGTCAGGAAAAAAGGGACCTGGTAAAGGACCTGTAGTTAAGTCACGTAAGCAGGCCGTTGCTATCGCTATGAGCGAAGCAGGAATGTCTAAAAAGAAAAAATAATGAAAAGACGTAAAAGAACGCCTGGTGCTCGCGCAGGAAAAGCCCCCTCTAAACAAGTAAGAACAACTTTAACTGAAGCAAAATACTCTTCAGGTGGCGCTAAATTAAAGAGGAAGAAAGGCGGCTTCGTACGCAAGCCAAAGCCCCCAATACATTACAAACGTAAGAAAGTGACCTTTGACTAATGGCAAAGACAATTAAGGTTCAAGGAACAAAACACACCGTTAAGAAGAACAAGAAAGGCGATGTGATTGTCGACCACGAAGCCAAGGCTAAGGCTGGTAAGTGGGACAAGATTAACTTGACCAAGAAGGGCGGCTCTAAGACCGTTGAAGAGGGCGTCAAGGCTGTAAAAGATTGGCACAAGAAGAATCCTCACAAGAAGGTGAAACGTGGCAGCAAAAAAGACAAGTAAGTCAAAAGTAAACCAAGCAGGTAACTACACCAAGCCTGGTATGCGCAAAGCGCTCTTTAATAAGATTAAGGCTGGCTCCAAGGGTGGAGACCCAGGAGAATGGAGCGCAAGAAAAGCACAACTTCTTGCCTCTGAATATAAGAAGGCAGGCGGAGGGTACAAGAACTAGAATGGCCCTTGCTAAATCACAGAAGTCCTTAAAGAAGTGGTCACAAGAGAAGTGGCGTACTTCCGATGGGAAAGAGTCTAAAGGTAAAAAGAGATACCTGCCAGATAAAGCATGGGATAGTCTTTCTCCTTCAGAAAAGGCTGCTACTAACCGCGCTAAAGCCGAAGGCAATAGCAAAGGAAAGCAGTTTGTAAAACAACCCAAAAAAATTGCCGCAAAGACGGCAAGACACCGATAGGAGATACCCATGTGTAGCACTTGTGGCTGTATGAAGCCGAAAGATAAGCACGGAGAGAAGACTCTAGCCGCTGCTAACAAGAAGTATGCCAAGAAGAAGAACGACAAGAAGAAGGAGAAAAAGTAATGGCTCTCTCCTGTAATATGAAGAATTGTAAGTGTAAATGCAATGTTTGCAAAGGAAAGAAATAATGGCGCTAAAAGGTAAACAAACCAAACTTGACTTAAACAAGAACGGCAAACTTGATAAGGAAGACTTCTCAATGCTACGTGGCAAGAAGGGCGCTGCTAAAGCCAAAGGCAAGAAGCAGGCTATGCCAAGAAAGAAGGGCATGTAGTGAAGAAGCCACCTATGAAGGGCAAGTACACCAAGAAGTCCGATGAAAAGATGGACTCCTACTTGACCAAGAAGGCTGGTCTTGACAAAGAAGAAAAAGAAGAGTTTGAGAAGAAAGACAAGGCTCACGGAAAAAAGAAGAAACCGAAGACTCTTCAAGAGGATGTCAAGATTGATAAGAAGATTATCAAGGGCATAAAGAAGAAAGAAAAGGCCCACGAAAAGAAGGAAGGCAAGAAGGGCGAGAAGGCCGAAGAAAAGCGGGAGAAGAAAGAAAAGAAGTAGCAAGTTGGAGCCCCGAAAGGGGCTCTTCTTGTTTATCCTAGCCTTATCGGAAATCCGTGCGGACTCCGTGTAGCACCCACTACTTGCGATAAAGGGGATATAAATGGCTTGGAAGCCTTGGTATGAACGTGCCGCTGAAATGAACGGCAAAGAAGTTGAAGAGTTCATGCGTGGCGTTTTTGGTTGGAAACCAAAAGATAAACGCCCAATTATTACTGGTCTTATCGCAGGCTACGTTGGTGGCAAAGTCGCTGCGAAGGACCTAAAGAAGAAGTGAATCGACAAAAATTAAACAGCGCCCTTAATCAAGCCAGTCACGAAACGACCAGGCTTCTTTCCGCACACCTGCGCACGGAGGCTCGCAAGAGCGGATGGTCAGATGATGTCGTGCGCTCTATGAACGTTACCTACGACAAAGATGGCTTTGCAGCGCATGTAGACGCTCGTAATCACGTCAAAGCCTTAGATTTAGAGTACGGAACTCCTACTACTCAACCAACTGCTGCAGTTCGCCGTTTTAGTAATCGAACAGCAGAGGCTCAACATTTCTTTGTAAACCGTCTCTTCAAGCATATCGAGGATGACCTATGAGTTTCCTACTTGATGAAGATGAAGCGATTCGTGACCTACTACTCGGTATGACTGTTACAGACCAAAAGCAGAATACCTCCCGCAATGTCGGTGTATGGTTTGGACAACCTGACCAAGAGTTACGTGAGCAGAAGTATCCCTACATAACTATAGATATGATTGATGTTGCTGAAGATTTCACACGTGCTATGCGTGGCAAGGTTCGCCCTGCATATATCCAAGACCCAACCGTCATGGTTACTGGTGTACAAGGAACTCAGTCAGTTCAGTTTGTTCAACAAGTAAACTTTAATAATAATGACCATGCCTGGGAAATTGATTACCCAATTCCCGTAAACATCGACTATCAAATAACTACATACTCACGTCAACCACGTCATGACCGCCAAATTCTGGCGCAATTACTATACACAAAGATTCCACTTCGATACGCTGTTCTATTGACGGGACCAAACACTGTCTATGGTACACATCGTCGCTTGGATGTTCTGGATATTGCAAAACGCGATGTTTCAGAAAATGGCAAACGGTTGTTTGTCAATGCAATCACTGTGCGTATCTCATCCGAGATTGCACAAGAAACCTTCACCAAACTCTATAAGGCGCAAGAACTTACTATCACTGGTGTTACAGACGACGAAGGCAATACTGATGGAAGTCAGGTTATTGGTCGTGGTCAATTCACTGCAATTCAAGGCATAACTATTACGGCACCATAAGGAACAACCTCAACTTAGTTAGGAGAAAAGATGTCATTTAGTCGCCCAGGCGTTTATATTACAGAACGCCTATTACCAGCAACACTTCCGCAAGGACCAAGTGCTGATGCTGCTGGTGCAGTAGTTGCGCCTTTTGCACAGGGACCAGAAACGGTAACTCGTGTAACTTCTTGGTATGACTTTACCAAGTACTTTGGTGGATATAACGCTTCTTATCCAGCAACATTTCAGGTAGCAGCATTCTTCCAAAACGGTGGACGCGAACTTTATGTTCAACGTCTACTTGCATCAAACGCTGTAAAAGCCGATACCGACCTAGTCGACAGTGGTAGCGCAGCACAAGTTAACATTCAATCAAAAAATGCTGGAACTGATGGAAACAGCCTTCGTGTTGTTCTTTCAGCAGGTCAGGTAGCCAGCACATACACACTTACTTTGTACAAAGAGTCAGGTGTAGCAAATGATATTTCTGACGACATTCTTCTTGAGCGATATGAAAACATCGTTTTTGATGATGACACGTCAAGTGATTACGCAGAAACAGTTATAAACGTTGTTTCACCTAACATCACAGTAGCAGTTGATTCAGGTTATGCAGGACAGTCTTTGACTTCTGCAACCTATCCACTTGCAGGTGGTTCAAACGGAACTGCAACAGCATCTACTGATTACACCAACTACAAGGCTGGTGGTTCATCAGTATTTACTAGATTCTCAAATCTTGAGCGTCCACTTGTAATGTTTCTTCCAGTTGTTAACGCTCTTGCTTCTGGAACAACAGCAGTATTTGATGCAGCAACTTCTTGGGCAGAAGATAACAACGGATTCGTTGTTGTTGATACTGACCCAGATTTAACTCCAGCAAACGCTGTTAGCGCTGCTGCTGCTCTTGCAGATACCAGTTTTGCTGCTGTCTATTACCCGCAATACTTCATTGCTGACCCACTAGGACGTGGCGCTGGTGCGCTTCGTAAAATTGGGCCATCAGGTGCTCTTGCAGGTATCTACCTTGCAAACGATGCATCACGTGGTGTATTTAAGGCTCCAGCAGGTGTAGGAGTTGTTCTTCAAGGTGCAGTTGTTATGGAGAGAACCTTCACATCAACTGAACTCGATACAATGAACGCAAGCACATCGCCAGTCAACGCAATTCGTGCTCTTCCAGGTGCAGGCATCTGCGTCATGGGCGCACGCACGCTCAAGCAGGATGGAACAGCAAACAAGTATGTCAACATGCGTCGTTCGCTTATCTACATTCGCAAGCAATTAAAGAACCTCACAGAGTTTGCAATATTTGAAAACAATGATGAAAAACTATGGGCATCACTGCGCACCGTAATCTCTTCATTCTTAGTTGAATATAAGAATCAGGGTGGTTTACGAGGTGCTACAAACACTGATGCTTTCTTTATCAAGTGTGATGGTGAAAATAACACCGCACAATCAATTGCAAACGGAGAGGTACGCATCCAAGTGGGTGTCGCACTCCAGTATCCAGCAGAATTCGTTGTCATTGACCTAAGTCAAAAGACCGCGAATTAATTCGAAGGAGAAATACATAAATGCCAACAATAATCAATAACCGCTCGACACTGGTAACCGACCCGTTACGTAATTTTCGGTTCCTTGTCCAGTTCAAACCTCTAACGGGATTCCCAGGAGCACTGGGCGGAACGTTACGCAGTGGAGCCGTAAACTCTGTTTCTTTTGGGTTTACCTCTGTATCAGGTCTGTCAGTAACTACAGACTCTATCCCTTACCGTGAGGGTGGGTACAACACAACCGTTCACCAGATTCCTGGTCAAACCACATTTACGCCGCTCACACTACAGCGTGGTGTAATGCTTGGAACAAATCAGAACTGGGAATGGATGCGCCTTCTGTTTGCAACAGTTGCAGCAGGTGGCAGCACACGTTCAATTGCAGAAAACTTCCGTTGCAATATTGAAGTATCTGTTCTTTCACATCCAATTCCTGCTTCAGGTGCTGGAGACCCAAATGCTGCTGCTACTGACCATGTAGCAAAACGTATTGAGGTCTACAACGCATGGCCTACATCTGTGGCATACTCTGACCTCAACGCAGGTGACAATGCACTTCTAGTTGAACAAGTTACCTTCGTACACGAAGGCTTTGATATCAACTGGGGTACAGCGCTTACAGCAGCAGGACAAGCACCAGACTTCGCAGACTAACAAAGGAACATAATGTCGAAAACAATTAGTGCAGCGGCTAATCCCGCATTGGCAAATAAAATGTTAAGTGATGTTGTGGAAGAAAAACCACAGCAAAAAGAAATAAAGATTACTTCTCCTTCGAACAATATCGTGACTCTCCCTGGTGGCTATATAACAGCCACTGGGGAAGTCATCGATGAAGCAGAGGTAAGAGAACTTACTGGCGCAGATGAAGAAGCAATAGCAAAAGCCCCAAATGTGGGAAGAGCACTGTTAACTATTCTGCAAAGAGGTACTGTAAGAATAGGAGAAGAACGGGCAGACGATAAAGTCCTAGATGGTATTTTATCTGCAGACCGTGATGTTCTTCTTCTTGCAATATTCAAAGCCACTTTTGGAAACACAACAGTGATTCCTGTTTACATTGATGGAGAGATGAAAGAAGTTGAAGTAGACCTTAATGTGGATATACCAATTAAGACTCTATCGGACAAAGTAAATGACCGCTATTTTACTGTAAAGGGCAAAAAGAACCTGTACACCGTGCAACTTCCAACAGGCAAGACTCACAGAGAAATGATTAAAAACTCTGAGAAGTCATCTGCTGAATTGACTACTTTAATGTTAGAAGGAACTGTTACAGAAATAAATGGAACACCAGTCCTAAGTAAATCCCAGGTACAAACTCTCGGAATTCAAGACCGTAAAATCATCATTGATGAAATCAATAAAAGGCTTCCAGGGCCACAGTTCGACAATGTCACTGTGACTGACCCTGATACAGGAAAAGAGGTAAGTGTTCCCGTTAATTTCGGGACCTTATTTCGATTCTAACGTAACGAGTTATGAAACACTCATTGCGGAGTGGGCAGCGCTCACTAGGTCTTTTAAAGGCTGGACACTAACGGAGATAAAAACGTTATCTCCACGAGAACGTAAAAACTGGCTAGAAGTAGCCCGTTATGTCAGGGAAAGGGATTAGTATGGCAAATAATAAAATGCTGTCTAATGTTCGTGACCTGACTACTGCCGTTGGTCAACTGCAACAAAAAATTGACGCCCTATATAACTCTCTAGATAAAGTTTCAGGTAAAGCAACTGAGGCTCTAGGGGGTGCGCAAGGCGTTCTACAATCTGGTGGGCAAATAGGCGTTGGTCAAGGCTCTACAACAATGAACCTTGGTTCAGACAACGCCAAATTCCCAACTTCACAACCATCTTCTGGCGGCAAGATGATGCCCTCAAGTCTTGGAAACTTTAGTTTCTCGTGGCAATTTAGACAGGGAAATCCAGAAGCAAGTTTAATGACTTCGCAGGCTGGTGGTGGAGGCGGAGGCGGTGGAGACACTGGAAAATTCTTTGGTCCAATTGATGCTTTTAAATACGGATTTAAAGGTGCAGCAAAAGTTGGATTAGGTGTTGCTGCAGGTATGTATGCTGCTGCGCCAGATGTGTCTCTTCTTGGACAACGAAGTATTGGGCTAGAGCAAGCACTGCGTCTTGGCACTGGTACTAGACAAATGCTTAATCAACAGTTAACTGGTGGATTAAGAAATGCAATGTCAAGCGTTGGTTCTGACGCAATAGTTGCTCCAATTCTTGCAAGCCGTGGCTTTATGCCAGGAACGTCTAACTATAAAATGATGGTAGGTGAAACGGCTGGAGCGTTTAGGTATTTAGGAATTGACAATGCTGCTGCTGCAAGTGCGTTAGCCAGTTTGCGTTCTGCGCCTACAGGAGCAGCGCTTTATAACCTTGGAATTAATACATACGATGCTTCTACTGGAAAGTTTAAATCTACTGGTGCTATTGCTAAAGAGTTAATGAGTACATTAACTGCAGGTAGAGGAGCAACTCCAGAGCAAATTGCTTTTGCTATTCAATCAGGAACTTTATCAGGAACTTTAACAGATTTATTTGGAACAGGCGCTGAAAGAGACATCATGCAAGTTGCCATGATGGATATTGCAAAAGGCAAAAATCCAGACCTTGCAATGCGTGGAGAAAAAGAAGCCATTCCTATTCTTGAAGGTGTTGGGCAAATGAATTATGCTCAAACAAGGCTATATGAAGCCTCAGAAGATAGAATGGTTGAAGGATTTAACAGAGCAGCAAAAGTTGTTGACGCGTTCAACAAAGCAATGGAAAAAGTAGTTGGTCCACTTGCAGAACTAAAGGGAGTTATTCAGGGCGCTGGTGGAACAAATGTAGGAGAAGCCGTATCTACTGGTGCTCCTCTTATTGCTTTAGGGTTAAAAGATATGGCTAAATCATTAACCAGTCTTTTTCCAGGAATAGCAGGCGCAGGAATTGCTACTGGTCTTGCAACAGTTGCAGCAGGATTTGCTTCACTTACTGAAATTATGGATGACAAACCAAAAGGCGGAGGGTCATCAGGTTATGGTGCATCATTTAACGCACAAAGATTGGGTGGAAAAGGCGGCGGTCTATACGCAGCACCAAGTGGCATGGTTACTGCAATGTTTGGCGCCCAAGATAATTCATTATGGGCATCTTCAGGAGGAAAACACACAGGCACAGATATTGCAATGCCAGTAGGAACTCCTGTAGAAGCAGCCATGGATGGCACAGTATCTAGCACAAATGCTGGAAATGAATACGGTACTTCCATAGTGCTTGACCATGGAAATGGTTATCAAACTGTTTATGGTCATTTAAGTGAACGCCTAGTAAACCTTGGAGATAAAGTTTCAAAGGGACAGAAGATTGCAAAATCTGGAGATACAGGTAACTCAACAGGACCACACCTTCATTACGAAGTTAGATTTGGACAAAACAATCCAGTAGACCCATCATCTTTGAACACCGCATACACAGCCACTGGAGTTAGCCCAATAGTTATTGAAAAAATGGGAAACAAATTATCAGGTTACATGGGCGCGAGCGCGGGAGCATCTGGTAATTACACAGGAAAAATGGGAACAGGAAGTCAAACTAATTGGGCATCTAAACTTCTTGGAAGTCTTGGAGCACCTGTTACTGATGCAAACGTTGCAGCGCTAACAACTTGGGCTAGATTTGAAGGTGGACATTGGAAAAATAGTGCAAGTTTTAACCCATTAAACACAACTTTAGATTTGGGTGGAAATAAATCAATAAATAGCGTTGGAGTAAAGAAGTATGGGTCATGGGAAGAAGGTTTGACTGCAACAGTTAAAACACTTCTTGGAAATCGTTCCTCTGAAAGAGGATACGCTGCAATTGTAGATGCGTTAAAAAATAACGCGGGAACTTCAGCCGTATTATCTGCTGTAAACCAATCTGCTTGGGTTCATGGAGAAGGTAAAGCAAGTAACTACAACTTCCCACGTGGAGGTGGTGGTCCTGCAATGATGCAGGCTATGGATTCTGGAGCAAAAACGGTAAACATTACCGTTACATTTAATCAAGCAGATGAAACCTCTGCAATGAAATTTGCTAAACAAGTGCAGTCATACCTTGATAGAGAAAATAATAACTCAATGATGGGGAGTAACTAATGCCAGGTCCTTCTTATAATAATCCACAACTTGAATACACTCGAAATAAAAAGAATAATGAAACTGCTGCACAACGTTTAAAAACTGAACGTGAAAAGGCAAAAGTTGCCGCAGACAATGCAAAAACTGCAGCGTCACTAAGAGACCAAATTTCTCAAAATAATAAAACTATTAATAATTTAAGTGCGATTATTAAAAGTGCTGAAATTACCAAAGCAGGGTATGTAACTCAGTACAATACTTTGACACGAGACTCTCTTAGTCCATCAAGTCCTGGGGGTGCAACCCAAACTTCAGGTGAGTTGGCAGCAATTGCATCTTATCAAACTCTGATAACTGGAAGAGAACAAGTAATTACCACATCAAAAAACAACATTAAAAATCTAAAGAACAAAAATGACGCTATTACAAAACAAATTAATTCAATTTATAATATTAAGGCTGTTGGTGATTATAATTTAAGCACTGGAAAAGTGACCACTACTTCAAGTAGTGGGGGCAACAAAAGCGGCGGCTCATCAGGTAACAAGAGAAAAGGAGAAGAACAAAAGCCAAAAGGACCATACAAATACAATCTTCCCTTAATTAAACCAGCCAGATTTTCTACGGGTTCTTCCGCACCTCTTACATCCTCATTAGGTGATGCATCTAATTTAATTAATACTCCAGGATTTAATACAACTGATGCTGAAAATTATTGGAAAGAAAGTCCAGGTAGGGGAGTTCTTAGAGTAAACCGCGAGTGGATGAAGGCTATTTTAAACAGTACAACTACTGAAAAAGGAAACGTTCAAAAAGGAAATCTTGATTTAGTTAACGGGGCATCCGTGCCTCAAAGAACTCCAGACAAACAACTTTATGGATTTAGGTTTTTATACAATCCAGAAAGAATACAGATGATTTATGACATAAACGCAGATTTACATCCTGGAATGATTGCTACTGGAAAAGACGTGTTTTTGCCTTTAACAAAATCAAGTAGTGCAGTTTCTTTAGATTTAGTTCTAAACCGCATGGAAGACATGAAATACAGAACTAATCCTAGTTTAGCAATAAGAAGACAAGTTTATTTTGGTGGAGGAGAAACTGAAAGTCTTCTTCCAGATATAAAAGAAGTACATGAAAAGGGAACAATGTATGACATGGAGTATATGTTTAAAACAATGAATGCTCCACACGCTACTTTTAATTCTACGTATAATGGAAAAACTGCAGATATGGGATTCATTCGTCCTACTATCCTTGAATTACATTTAGGAAATAGGCTGCGCTATCCAGTTCGAGTAATAAGCCTTGCAGTTGAACATAAGATATTTGACCCAAGAATGGTTCCCATCTTTTCAATTGTTAGAATTACATTTGGCAGATTTATTGAATTTGAAAATAAAAGAGAAACAGGTGGCAGCGGTGGCGGTGGAAGGCAGCAACTTAGATGATTTATTTAGATAGTCGTTATGCAGACGCTAGGCTGTATCGTGCATACGATTCAAGAACTGGTCAATATCCTGTAACGGTACTACGTCAGTATCCAACTTATACAGTGTCTTTTTCCTATCATGAATGGACAGAAACAGACAGATTAGACGTTTTAGCGTTGAGATATTTAGGAAGTCCTTCTTTATGGTGGCAAATTATGGATGTAAATCCAGAAATAATTGACCCATTCAATATTCCTTATGGGACACAACTAAGGATTCCAAATGACTAATCAATATGCATTTGATAACTCATTTAAAGTTACCTATCCTGATTTTCCTGGATTTGAAGAAATTCCAAGCACAATTAGATTAATTCAAAAATCAAGTCATCAGGATATAGTAGAGATACAGTACTTTAATGTTTCGTCTTTTTATCAAAATGCATTAAAACCTGGTTCTTTATTAAAAATAAACTGGATGAGTTCCTCAGTAAGAGGACAGTTTTTTGGACAAGTTGTAAGTGTACTTCCTACAAAAACTTTTGGACAAAATAACCCTACAATTATTAAGGCTATTGGAACTGGGTTATCTTTAAAAGAAAACACCCCTAAGATATGGTTAAACAAAACTGCTTCAGAAATTGTTCAAGAAATTGCTAAAAAATTTAAATTAAAACCAATAGTGTCTCCAACAAAAGTTAGGTTAACTCAAGAATCAATGGTTGGTCAAACCTATTGGCAAAAATTAAGAGAACTAGCAAACAAATCTGGGTACGTGTTTCATGTATTTGAAACAGAACTCTATTTTGTTCCTTTTGATACTATGATAAATACTTTTATGGGAAGTATTCCTTTCCTATCTCTTGAAACAAACTATGGAGATGGGTATGACAATATTTATCAATCTAATCTTTTAGAATTTAAAACTGAAAGTTCTACAATCCCATCAGAGTCAAGGTATTCAAATAGAACAAAAAATATAATGGGAATCGACCCATTTACTGGTAAAGTTTTTACTCATAAAACTTCTCCATCTGAGATTGGTAAAGCACTAAGAAAAAACACCACTACTCAAGTGTTTTCCGAACAGATGTTTGGAGTGACTGTGGGAAGCAAAGCGCTTGCAGAAAGTAGAGCAAAATCTGAGGCAATGGTCTCTTCGTTTAGTGAACACGCTAAAGGCACGGCTCAAGGTGACCCAAGAATATCTCCATTTAAAACTATTCATATAGACGGAACAGGAACCTCTACAGATGGTTTTTGGATGGTAAAAGACGCTGAACATTTCATGACACATGACGGCAGATACACGGTTGACTTTTCTTGTATGACTGATGGAACTGGTAATAACAAAACTTCATCATTTAGACAAACTCCAAGTAAAAGTGTCGCTGTAAGAAACGTTGCCTATGAACTAGCCTCTGGATTGCAGACAAAACCATCAGTAACTAAACTTAACTCAAATAGACTGTTAATAAAGCAGTCTGATAATGGTATACAGTTAAAACAAAGAAAATGGATAGGTAAATAATGGCTACAAGAGAAACCGCTATATCTCTTCCATTTTCCATAAACCCATATGGAAGAGTTGGAACAACGATTGAACAGCCTAAAATTTGGCAAGATAGAGTCAGGTCTGTAATAGGCACCTATTTAGGTGAAAGGGTGATGCGCCCAAACTTCGGGGCTGATGTAGTTGATGCCGTTTTTGAAAACTCAGGAGAAGCCGAATTGATTGTACAAAACGAGACTAGGAAGGCGTTTGAAAGGTATTTACCAACCCTAAATTTAGTAGAAGTTATACCTCATTATGACGAAGAGACAGGCATATTAGAGGCAGAGATAGTCTACTCATTACCAGACGCACGCATTGAAGACGTAACAAGCACTACAATAGGCTTAGTAAGAATTGCAGGAAACTTACCCCCAATTCAGGAGAAACTATGACAATAACGCCAGCCTCTAATATCCCTGTATCGGTTGATTACACCAGTAAGGACTATTACTCAATTCGTGAAGAGTTGATTGAAAGAATTCAAGACAGAATTCCAGATTGGAAAGCAAGTGACCCAGCAGACTTTGGTGTTGCTCTTGTAGAAGCCTTTGCTTATGTTTCTGACATACTTTCATACTACATTGACAGAAACGCCAATGAAGCCTTTATAACTACAGCAAGTCAAAGAGATAGCGTTCTTAACATTGCTCGTAACTACGGGTACACCCCTGCTGGTTACAGACAGGCTTTAGTTGAACTTACTTTTACTAATACATCTGCAACTGAAGTTACTCTGCCTGAAGGCACAGTTGTTTCTGGAGATGTTGTAATAGATGACACAGTTAATACCATTTATTTCACAACCGTAGCAGACGCCGTAGTTGCAGAACAGATAGGGGCATCTCCAGGAGAAACAACCGTAACTGCTGCGCAAGGACGCTCAGTAATTCTTGTTTCAGACGATGCAACCACTAATGGAGAGTTGATAGGTACTTCTACAGGCCTTCCTGCCATGTCTTTTGAGTTTGGAGAAACACCAGTAGTAGAAGACTCTATAGAGGTGTATGTACAAGACGGTGTTCTGTTTGTAAAATGGACAGAGGTTCAACATCTTTCAGATTACGGCCCAAATGACCAAGTTTATGTAACTTCGCTTGATGAAGACGATATTGTAACTGTTAAATTTGGAGACGGAGTTTCTGGAGCAATACCAACTCTTTATTCAGAGATTAGAGCAAAGTACACAGTTGGTGGTGGAAACGCTGGAAACGTTGACGCCGACACAATAGACACGCTTGTATACGTTCCTGGGTTATCTGAAGCACAGATTACAGCACTTCAAGCAGATATCTCAGTTGCTAATGGTGATGTTGCATTTGCTGGTGCAGACCCAGAGTCAACTGAACAAATAAGAACTGCTGCTCCACTAACTTTGCGTGCTAACAATAGAGCAGTAACATTAAACGATTTTGCAAACCTCGCTCTTTCAGTAACTGGAATTGGAAAAGCAAATGCAACTGCAACAGTTTGGACTTCAGTAACTGTCTATATAGCGCCAACAAGAACTGCAACAGATGTTGACTCTGCTCCAGGTTTAGATGAACTGGGAAACCCAACAGCAGAGTTTGACAGATTAAAAACAGACTTAGAGACCTTTTACGAAGGTAAAACTTTAATCGGAACTTCAGTAACTATATCTCCTCCAGTATACGTAGATGTAAATGTAACTATTCAATACACCAAGTTGAACCAATACACAACAACAGAGATTGAAACTTCAATTAAAGAGAAGATGGTTACAGCCTTTGGTTATTCCAATGTATTTTTTGAAGAAACAATCAACTCTGGAGACCTTGAGTTTGAATTGCTTCAAATTCCTGGAATTCAAGTTGCTCGTGTAACTCAACTTTATAGAACTGGAAGCGGAGCCGCTCTTACAACGTTGCAAGGCGACCCAGATGAAATCTTCCGCTTTACAGAAGATAACTTAAGTATTGGTGAAATCTAATAATGGATTTTGAACGAACACTACCTGGAGTATATAGAGCAGTTGTTCACGATAACAGAGACCCTAAAAAATTACGTAGATTAAAAGTTAAGGTCACTGCAACAGGTGAACAAATCACTAATTGGGTGTGGCCTGTAATCTCAACTAAACGTCCACCTGCTATTGGCACTGGCGTCTATGTCATGTATGTGGGAGGAGACCCCGAATATCCTGTATGGATAGGAGAGTTTGGAGAGGACCCTCAAGGTGTGTTTGCTTTTGGTTCTTGGTCTAGCACCAGTGATTTAACTGCCTCAATTAACACCCCAACAGCAGTAACCCTTAATACAACGTCTTTTGAAGAAGGAGTAAAACTACAAAGTTCTTCAAGATTAGTTGTTGAAGAAAGTGGAGTTTACAACATTCAGTTCTCTGCTCAATTTCACCACACAAGTGGCGGAGGCTCTGGAGAAACGGTGTTTGTGTGGTTTAGAAAGAACGGCACAAACATTCCAAACTCAGCAACAACACTGCATATCTCTAGTAATACCTACGATGTAATGACCGTAAACTTATTTGAAAAGATGAAGCCAAATGACTATTTTCAGGTCTACTGGTCAACTACCAATGCCAATATTCGTCTAGAGCATCTTGCGGCAAACTCGGTTCACCCTGCAATACCCTCAATAATCGTAACGGTTAACCAGATAGCCTGAGTTCAGCAGGTAATTAGAGGGCAAACCTAAGAAAATAGACCGATAGGTCTGAAAGGAAGTCAACGTGACAGCAGCGTACCCCACATCGGTTAAGTCCTTTACTACCAAAGTAGACTTTACCGACACCGTTCTTGCGGCACACGTAAATGACCTGCAAGAAGAAGTAAACTCCATTGAAGCCACTCTAGGCTCTAGTATTAAGACAGGCTCAGGATGGGTTGGGGCTGCAGACTTTATTACAACAAACTGGAACACAGTAAAAGACAGAATAACTAACCTAGAATACGTAACAAAGATTGCATACGATGCTCGTAATCCTGTTGGAGGAACTACTGGTCAAGTTCTTGTAAAGAACTCTTCAACCAACTATGACTATTCATGGACAACGTTTACTGGACTTCCAACACAGACTGGTAACAACGGATACTTTTTAACTACAAATGGTTCATCAGCATCTTGGGCTGCTATCAGTCAGGTACCCTCTCAATCAACTCATGCAGGAAAGTTTTTGACAACAGACGGTTCTACTGCTTCATGGGCAACTGTCTCTACTCCAGAGACAGGTTCTGATAACTTTACGCTAATGTTAATGGGAGCATAAAAAGGAGCCACATAAGTGGGAGTTTACGGTAATTTTGTTTACGGTGGCGGCAAGTACGGAGCAACTCCAAAACTTGCTTACTCAGTTGAACCTATGTCTATTACGGTTCTTGATTATGACCGAACTTTAGTTGAGTGGCAATCACCTACTGGCGACTTTACTCGTTGGAGATTGGTACGCAGTCAAACAGGCTATCCAGAAAATGAAGAAGATGGCGTTATTGTTTATGAAGAGTTTGCTACTGAAGGTAATGTAACAAGAGTTTCGTTTGTAGATAGCGATGATGCAGAAGAGCCAATAATTGGCATTGACCCAGGTCGTCAAATTTATTATCGGTTCTTTTTATACATCGATACAGAGTATTGGATTGTTGCTGGACAAGTCACCGATACAGTTCCTTCAGACCATGATGCTCAAAAAAAACTTATGGACATTATTCCAAAAGTTTACACTAGTGAAGTCCAAAGTCCTTTAGGAGTTACTGATACCGAATCAGATTTATATAAGTTTATGAACGGCGTTTCATTTACGGTAGACCAACTATTAACACAGATTGACGTACTAAAACCCAACCACTCGTCAGAAAATACTCCTGCATCCCTGTTACCCATTGAACTATTGAACTCAGGATTTACAACAGAAAGTAATATTCCAGTTAAGTATCAGAAAAAACTAGCAAGAGATGCGTTCTTTCTTTATTCTAATCGAGGACTACAGTCGGGTCTTGAAGCATATATAGAGGACCTAACAGGGTTTGCCCCAACAATTACAGTATCTCCAAATTTGCTTTTGACAATACAAGACTCAACATTTTTAGAAACCATAGGTAACTGGCAAACATCAACCACAACTCTTACATCTGTAACAGAACAAGTTCCAGATATTAATTCATACACAATTGATGAGGACTATACAGGCAAGGCTATTGCTGCATCTAGTGCTTCCTTTATAACCCTGGGTGCAAATGACCCAATAGGAAAAGGAATCCCAGTAACTGCAGAAACAGACTTTACCTTTGGATATAAATACAAGTCACCTTCAAGCGCAGGAAGCGTAAGACTAATAGTTAAATTCTATGACAAAGATGGAACAGACTTAGCAGCAGACTTTACTGGTACTTTAAATGCCGCCAATAACACGTGGCAAACATCTTGGGAAACAACTGAAACACCAGCCGATGCTGTTTATGCTTCTCTAAAGATAACTTTTAGTGCAGCAGGAACATACTATCTAGACCAGTTCTATGCCGAAAACGGTGAAAACTTAGATGACACATCATTCCAAGAGGCTCGTGCCGTAAACATATTCTTACTTCCTAGTAAAACAAACTTTATTCAAAATCCTTCATTTGAAGAGAATTCAAATACTTGGACAATAACGGCTGCGGCTAACGTAATAGAGGCCGAGACTCCTGACAGTGTGGGTGCAGGTGATGACTCTCTTAAATTAACCTTAACTACAGGAGCAACATTAGAGACAGACACGGGCGCTACTCCATCAACAGGCTTAGACAAGTATTACACACTTTCGTTTTACGCTAAAGCAAGTTCTGCAGTAGATGTAGACGTTACGCTAACACCAAACGATGATGGAACTCCTACAACTGGAGAAGAGACTGAAACATTTACCTTGTCAACTAGTTGGGAACGTTACACAGTAACGGCATTCGTAGATAATGCAGACGTGTCAGGAGAACTAACTTACACAGTAACTTTAGATTTTGACACGGCTTCTGGAGTCTACGCATGGGTAGATGCGTTCCAGTTAGAACAAAGTTTTAAAGCAACAGACTATTTTGACGGTAGCCTTTCAAGTCAATTTGGAGTTGTGTGGGAAAGCACAGCCCACGAGTCAACCTCTCACGCTTATGTAAATAAGGCCATCAAGTTACCTCGTCTATCTCAGACGCTAGATTCTTGGGTTCCTGCAAACTGCTACTGGAGACTGTCCACCTACGACGGAGTTGAGTACACCCGACTATCGGTATAGAGTTAGGTCATGACCGACCTTTTGATTGCTACTCTATTAACAGGATTTGCCGTCACATATCTTCTTGAATTACTTGATTTAAGCATTCTTGGAGCATGGATAGGCAAGTCATATATAAATGTTTTCTTTACTCTGCCATTAAGTTTTGGCGGTATGTATGTATTTTATGAATTGGATAAATCGCTATTAGTAACTGTTCCAGCAGCAACCTTCTTGTCATTGATGTTGGGTAAATACTTAAATAAACCAGCCGTTGTGCAACGACTACCACGACTATAGGAGAAAAATGAAGAGAATCATCGTATTACCGTTTAAAGATGCAGATGTAACTGATGGTCTAAGACGGTTGCTTCAACTAAACTCCAATGTAACGGTTGTTCTGCCTGTAGTACCTTCATTTTCTAAGTTCACTGAAACCTCACATCAAGTATTGACAGACAGCAAAGCCAAGTATCACTTGTTCTTTACAGATGGCGATGAGGGAATCGACAACCTAATTCTCAATGCTAACGACATAACGATGTGCAGTAATCCGACCAAAGAGATTCTTCGAGAGGTGACATCTGAGGATGTTCTTGCAATGGTTTGGGACGAGTGTATTGAGGCTCATCTGACCCTCCATGCCGTTGAAGACCTTGCAGTTGAGACATGGAATATCGAAGATGGGTTGGACGTCATTGAAGTCGACTTCGACGACGAAGATGATACAGATATCCTCTATGAAGAGATGCAGGAGGCTCTGAGTAACTTTATTGAGTCATTTGCCACGTACATCACTGCTGGAGTCCTGGATGTTATAACTAAGACTATTGAGGCTAAAATAAAAGAAGACGAAGGAAAGAAAGATATAAACCCGTTCAACAAGGAGTAACGTGCACATTCCAGAGGGGGCGTTTTCGGCGCCATTAACAGATTATCAGTTCCGACTACTGGTGGTTCTATGCCATTTAGCGGGCTCTGAGGGGGTCGTGAAGGCCTCAGTAGAGCGCCTCTGTAGTGAGACGGGTAAGGTCCATAACAAGACCGTCAGAAGGGCTCTGAAGGCTTTAGAAGGTCAGGGCTTTGTTTCTAGAATTAGGACTAAGAGGGCTAATGGGTATCGTGGAGTTGATATATACCGACTCAACTCCTATAGGACTCTAGAGTTCCCTAACCCTAAAAACTTAGGGGACTCTAATGTCCACGCCTCACATGACTATAGGTCACGTAGCCAATCTACTATTAAGCCATTAGTACCTAATAGCCAAGATAGTAATAAATTAAAAGACTTTGTGACGCATACTGCGCCACTGAAGGAGATAAAGGTGCTTATGAAAGGATTTGATGATGGAGAGGATTTGGCAGGCTTTGGACTTATTGAGCCAAGGGATGTCCCCAAGCAAAAACTCTCAAAGCGTGACCCCAAGACTCGTGGTAAGAGGCCAGAGCATGAGTGGACCGCAATGGATGTCGCTGCAGAGTTTTCTTATCGCGTTGGGCGCAAGTACCCCCTACTCCCAGGGACCGTCAATGTCAAAGCACTATCAGGAGCCCTTGCAAAGTTTAGAAAGCAATACGGAACAACACCACTGATTGAACTTGAACTGCTCAGATTGTTTATGGCAGATGAAAGTAATTTTAAACAGATTGGTGATGAGGCTCCGCATCTTTACAAACTTTATTTAGCATCATTTGGCAAAAAGATGAACCAAGCACGAGAGAACCTCGGACTTGGCAAAGTTGCGCCAATAAAAGAACCTATGGTTAAGATTGGGACACTCGTTGCTAGTGATGGTAGTGAGTTTCAAAATTCATTGTCTGGAAGAGCGCAACTAGAACGCTATGAAAAGAAATTGAGGGGAGCCCAATAGTGTACGACGTGAACCAATTGTCGTCATTGAAAAAGCATTGGCTTTTGCGAACTTCGAATATTCCACGTCGCTTTCTAGGTTTAGGCATACCTGATTTAGAAGAGCGTAGTGGAACTGTTCCGCAGCAGTACCTGCAGTGGATTGATGACGTTATAAACGGCGAAGTAATCAAGCAGATTGGCAACATCGGAATCAATGGTGTAGGTATGCTCTTTGATGGAGGGCCTGGCATAGGCAAAACAACTCACGCTGTTGTTGCCGCTATGGAGGTGGTCCGACGTCTCCCAGATGACGACGAGACTGCTCGTAAGATTTTGGGTATGAATGCGAGCGACTATGGGCTCAATGCTCGCCCCATTTATTACATGACCTATCCTGAATTTCTTTCAAAGAAAAAATCGACATTTGATGCGGACCCCGAAGACAAAAAGCAAATGGTTTATGAAATCGATGGGCTTCATGGTCGCTCTAAGTTTGACTTTTTAAACGTTCGGATTCTTGTTATTGACGACCTAGGAAAAGAATACGGTTCAAAGTACGACGACACCTCGTTCGATGAGATACTACGGGCACGGTATGACAAGGCGTTACCAACGATAGTAACGACCAATGTCATGCTGGAGAACTGGGAAGCGCAGTACCGAGAGGCTATGGCAAGTTTTGCTAACGAAGCCTTTGTTCGTGTTCCTATTCTTGGTTCTGACCTTAGAGGAGCGCAATGAAAGAGAGCAGCATGAGGACTTCTTGGAGAACAGTTCAACTGTTTATCTCTGCACAGGCTGCTGGAATTTTTGAAGTAGAAGTCGATACTGAAACAAAGAAACTACGTTGTAGTTGCCCTAAATGGAAAAAACAATTTAATTGCAAACATACAAGATTTGTAGAAGACCGTATGTACATGAATGAAGGTCACTATTCCATTCTTGTTCCAGGAGAAGTCCCTGAAGAACTTGCGTTGGAGGCTAGTGATAACGCAGAGAAGTTTAGAGAGTTTGTTGTTAAATACGCTAAGATAGAAGTCTTATGAAAAACGGAGACATATCAAACGTCTCCTCTCCGCAGGTAATTGCTACAACCGATGTAGTTATTAAACTAGTTGAAGAAGAAAGTCGTAGACTTTTAGGAAAGAAGATTTCTTATAAAGTTGGAGATGTGGATTTGCTTTCAGCCAACAAATTGTGGATACTTGCCAATAACTACGGCATTTCTTTAGAACTTGCTGGTTTTGAATCAGAGGGTTGGTCAGAAGAACTTCTTGACAAAGCCTTTGAGAAGTTGGAACGCCGTGTAGTTAATCCATTTAACTACTGGCAGTTATACGAAGACATAGAGGAGTTAGTTGCAGCGCTTCCGTATCGACCAAACCTAAAGGGAGTCATTGACAAACCCGAACGAGTTGCACGATATGGGTCAGCAGGAGTAGAACTAGCCAATCTTTAAGAGCCTAGAGGGGGCGACATGGCAGCAGACAATGAACACCGTCTGGTCAGTAAAGTAATACGTGACCGTGACATTGTTCCTGCACTTTCACGTGGCGTTCAAGACGCATGGTTCTTAGATGACGACAATCGCAAAGTCTGGTCATTTGTTCGCAAGCACTACAGTGAATACCGCGAAGTACCTACAGCAACAACTGTAAAAGACCACTATCCAAATTATAAAGTTTTAGATGTTCAAGATAGCGTTGAGTATCTGCTTGACACGATGGTCGACTTCCGTCGTCGACTTCTCACTCGTCAAGGTCTTGAAAATGCTGTTGAACTATTGCAAGACAACAATCACAATGCCGCGTTGCTTGCTATGGAGCAGGCAATTGCAAAAGTCAATGAGCAGGGTGTTCTCGGCACTCATGAAGTTGACCTATCTAAGAACACAGAACAGCGCTATGAAGATTACAAAGCGTTACAGAGTAAGAAGTTTTTAGGGATTCCTACTGGTTTTGAAAAGATAGATGAAGCAACTGCAGGACTACAGGGTGGTCAGTTGATAACCATCATTGCTCCACCAAAGACTGGTAAGTCACAAATTGCTCTACAGATAGCGATAAATGTTCACAAACTTGGTTATGTTCCAATGTTCCAGTCATTTGAGATGAACAACCATGAGCAACAACAGCGTCACGATGCTATGAGAGCAAATATATCCCATGGTCGTTTACGTCGCGGAAAGTTATTGCCAGCAGAAGAAAGCCGTTACATCGACATGCTCAACAATATGGAGAAGTTGCACCCATTTCACCTTGTTGATGCTGTAAATGGAATTACCGTATCTGCCTTGTCAGCAAAAATTGAGCAGTGTAATCCTGATATCGTATTTGTAGATGGTGTTTATCTTATGCTTGATGAGATTACTGGCGAGATGAACACTCCGCAAGCAATAACAAATATCACCCGTGCATTAAAGCGCCTTGCTCAAAAGATAAATAAACCAATTGTTATAACTACTCAGACTCTGTTATGGAAGATGCGTGCTGGAAAAGTAACCGCAGACTCTATTGGATACTCATCATCTTTCTTCCAAGATTCAGACGTCATCCTTGGTCTTGAGCCAGTTGAAGAAGATGAAGAGATTCGCCTCTTAAAGATTGTTCAATCACGTAACTGCCCACCAAGTGAGACTGCTATTACATGGCGTTGGGAGACTGGTTGTTTCCACGATGAAGCAGTTATGACTAAGTGTTCTTACTGTATGAATTGGTCCAAGTAATGGATGTAGAAAAAGTACTTCTTGCACTTGACTTACCACTTGCTGCACAACGTGGCAGTGAAGTTAATGGGTTGTGTCCAATGCACAAGAAGAGAACTGGAAAAGAAGACCATCATCCATCGTGGTGGATAAATATTGATACAGGTGCACATATTTGTTTCTCTTGTGGTTACAAGGGAAACCTCTACACACTTGTTCGTGATTTAAAGTCAGTTGATTATCATGAAGCAAAAGAGTTCATTGATGGTCAAGCAGAACTTCCAATCGATGCTTTACTTAGTCGAATTAAAGACCTACCACAGTACATACAGCCCGAAGAAGAGCCAATAAGTATGTCTGAGGCTCGTCTTGCTGTGTACTCTGACCCTCCAGCATTTGAATTAAAAAAGCGATTCCTAACTGCAGAAGCAGCAAAGCACCACGGCGTACTTTGGGATGTAAATAACGTTGCATGGATTCTTCCTATCCGCCATTCCGAAACTTATGAACTTATGGGATGGCAAGAAAAGGGTGCTTCGGGTCGCTTTTTTCGCAATCAACCAGTGGGCGTTAAGAAATCAAAAACTATATTTGGCGTTGAAGTGATGGCTACCGATATTTTGGTTGTTGTTGAATCTCCTTTAGATGTCGTTCGTCTTCGTTGTGCAGGTGTTGAAGGAGCAGTGTCAACTTTTGGCGCCATTGTTAGTGAAGACCAAGCAAAGATTATGCGCAGAGCAGAAAAAGTTATTGCAGCGTTTGATAAAGACGAAGCAGGTCGCAAGGCTTGCGAATCTATGCGCCCATTTGCTCGCAAGTATGGGATTAACCTTTTCTTTTTTGATTACACGGATATCGATGTCAAAGACCCAGGAGATATGACCATCGATGAAATTCACAGGGGTATAGAGAACTCCAAAACATACATTCTTGGCAAGGAGGCATACAGTGTTTACGGGAACGCTTAAGCCATATCAAGTCGAGGCTGTTAGCCGTATGGTTGGTGAAAAGAAAATGTTGGTTGCGTATGAGATGGGTCTAGGTAAAACCTGTATGACTATTGCGGCCTTAGAAAAATTGAACGATACAGGACAGATACAGAAAGGTCCTATTCTTGTAATAGCCCTCTCTAGCCTCAAGTATCAGTGGCAGAAAGAGATAGCCAAATTTACTAAAGGTGTAGAGACCACCGTTGTGGACGGTAACAAGCAACAGCGAACACAGCAGTACGAAGACGGACAAAAGAGCGATTACGTCATAACCAACTATGAGTCAATAGTTAACGACTGGGAGACAGTTCGTAGATACTTTTGGGGAGCCGTCGTCTGCGATGAGGCTACTGCTATCAAAGGTTTTCGTTCCAAGCGTTCCAAAAAGGTAAAAGACTTGTCTAAAAATATATCCATCAGGTTTGCTCTTACTGGAACTCCTATT